TGTTCCTCTTCAAGCTCTTCAAGAATGTGCTGACTAAGCGTTTGCTCAAGCATGGTGCGCCATCCCTTGTCGCCTCCAATGCTATTAATTTCTGAGAGGAGATGGAGAGAGTCTGCCACGCGAGTGGCGTCCATCAGACAGGAGCAGGCCATGCTGGGCTCTTCTCCAATCAGCTCTTCAAACATGCCAATGTGCAGCTCAAACCATTTGCCCAGGCAGAACAGCGCCACCTGCCGATAGGTTTCATCGCCATAGCTTTGCAGCATGTCCTCTATGGTGCTGGCCAACTCTGGTGGAATGCCAACTAGCCCCTGGTCTTGAAGGCCAGGCGAGATGGAAGCGCTAATCGCTTGACGCTTGCCGTCTTTCGCTGCAGTGGCCTGCCGCAGGAAATCGTCAACGGAGGAGAAATCTTCCAAAGGGAGAAAAATCAATGGCTATAGCTTGGCGCCGTTAGGCGCCATTGTCAATAGTCATCATGATTAATTGTTTGTAAAGGCATGGCTTCAGGCAATGGCTCTTCTTCTGGTTCAGCGTCAAAGCTAATGGTCTCAGCAGACGCAAGCAGAGAATTGTCCCTGCGCTCGTCCGTAGCCTTAGCTTCCTTCTCCTTTTCAATGGTGGAGGAAAGGTCTTTAAGGAACTTCCTGTAGGAGGTGTCCTGGCTCTCCACTTGCTTGATTTCGTTCAGGCCCAGCAGCTTTGCCTGTTCCACCAGGGAGTTTTTGGCCACGTTAAGGAACGATGGATCACCAGCCGTTTCTTCCATCTTCACCATTTCCTTCCCACCATCGTCACCACCGTCCATGATGGTGATGGTTTTCCTGCGTTTGCTTTTCTCAAAGCTATCTAACGCAAGCTCTTTTAAGTCCATTTGCTCTTTTAGGAGACGCGCTCTGTGCGTATCCTGATTCTTGAGAATTTCCTGCGTATATAAAGCACGGTTGAAATGGCGATCACCATTAACTGTTTCCTTGCTCAGCTTTAGAACATTCGCAATCTGACGATTGCTCATTGATGCAGCAAGAAGCTCTTGCACCATCCATCGCCTAACGCCAAGCATTTCTTTGGCATAGACCACGCCATTGCCATTGTTGTAATTCCTCACTGCTTCGTATTGACTTTCTGGAACGCCTGCTTTAATTAATGCTTTTCGCGCATAAGCCTCTTCTTCTTCAGGAGTGCTGAATTCAATGTCTGGACGAGGCATTCTCTAGTGACTAGCTTCTCTCATGGTATCTCCTTTTCCATGGAGAGTACGAACAAACAGCTCAGTGAAACGCTCCATACGCGAGGCCACGACAGTGGCCGGAGCATCATCAATGGCTTGCTTCAACATGCAAAGCTCTTCCCATTCAACGTCCGACAATGGTGAGGGCGTGTAGTTCATAACGCAATAATCCAATGGCGTGAAATGTGCCTAGCAAAAGAGCGGCGCCTAATGCGCCGCTCCCTACTGCCACTCTGATCTCATGACGACGAATGGCATCGTCAATAAGATGCCGAATCTTAGCATCGTCTGAGTCAGTCATGACTTAATGATACTGCCAGAATGCTTTCTCCAGGAGATCATCAAATTCATTAAGTTTTTTCGGGCAGTATTTTGTAATAAATTCTTCCATTTCTTTATGGAAGCTATCCACAATTTCTGCATAGGCAGCATCTAGCCCACGTGCATCCATCTCGTGCTCAGCTTCACGTTCGTAAGCGAGAGCCATGCAATCCTTTGGGTTGGTGCAAAATTCACGCATCTGCCTGCTCCACGATGGTAAAGCCACCATCAATCAATTGCTGAATTTCGTGCAGGCTTCCTCGCCAATGGCGTTCTCCATTTGCATCACGGGCTCCATACATCGTACGGGCCGCTGGTTGCGGCCCTTTCTGCGGGCGAGAAAAACCGTGATGAACAATGGGAAGAATTTCTGTTCCATTGTGCTCCAGCAGAGGAAGCTTTTCTACTGGACTAGGCGGATTAAGCATTGCTAGGAGAATTTCCTTTGCAATCTTAGAAGCGTTCTTTTTAGTTGAAGGCTTCTTTGCCTTCTGGCTAGAGCGTTCCGCCCTTTGGGGCTCCACTCTGGCTTGAGCGGCATTGCGGAGGTTTTAGGCTTCGTCTGGCCTGTTCTTTTTAGGGAATCTTGGCCTGATGATCGAGGCGCTCCGCCCTTTGGGGGCTCCGCTAGCCCTTGCTGGCCAGGCAGCGTAGGCTTGGAAAGCCGAGCACTGGATTTTGGGATGCGCTCGGGACTTTCCGTGACCACTTTACGCACCCTCGCCAAATTTTTACAAGCAGACCAATGCCAGAACTGGCACAGGCAAAAGAAAAGGGGCCATTAGGCCCCTTTCTTGAAAAAGCTTTATGATTGAAAAAGCTGCTCGCTACGGTAAGCAGCGGGGAGGCTAGCAATAGAGCCTCCCTCCTATTGCGAGAGAGTCAGAACCAGTCGTCCTCGTCTTCCCTTTCGGGAAGATTTTCACTTGTCACCATGGAAACAGGCTCTTCTTGTGGAGCTTGTTCCCGCTCGGGAACGGGCTGGAAATCAAACTCGGGCTCTTCGTAGGCCCAACTTTGATACATCCTGGTGCGTTCACCATTGGGACCAACGATGAAGCTTGTGTCAATCAATCCTTGACGACGAGCCACTTCCAGCAGGCGGCCAACAATGGCACGATCCCACGAGCCAGAAGCTGCGGCAGCAGCGTTCCTGTCGAAACGCTCATGCTTGCGAGAATTGATCATATTGACAAGGTTGTCAAGCGCTTCATTGCCACCAACTGCAGGGCCCTTGTAATACCAGCCATAAGTGGAGGGATCGCGCTGCATAAAATGCTTGCCAGCTAAACCACTCCTGCTCTTCGTCCACTCAAACATGAACTGAGTGGAATCAGGATTGTTGTCAGTGCGATAAAGTTTCACCACTTCACTAACGTTGGCTTCAAAGCTGGAGCTGTCGCGAATGCCGCCACTTTTGTTTAAGTGGTGGAGGATGACAATGGAGCAACCATATTGATTGGCAATGTCACGCAGCTCATAGATGCAATTACCAGCATCAGAGCGAATGAGATCCACGTCCATGCCAGCCAGGCAGGAGGTGAGACTGTCGATCATGATGAGCTGCGGATGGTTACGCTGCACGTAGGAAAGAAGCTGTGGGATGTTACTGAAACGCCAGCGATCAATGAAATCAATGGTGCCACTGGCTAGGGCATCATCGTCGTAGCCAATAATCTGAAGCTTCTCTGCAGCATCAACGACAGGCTCGTCGCATTGAATGACGAGCACTTTCCCTTGCTTGCAGCGACGGTTGCTCCAGTCTTTGCCAGTGGCAACGTGCAGTGCCCAATTGTAAAGAATTGTGCTCTTGCCGCTGCCAGGCGCTGCTGCAAGCAGCATTACGCTGCTCTCTGGCAGGATACCAGCAATGGTCCACTTGCGAGAATCTTCGGACTGTGCTATGGCTTTTGCATCGAGGATTTCCATTTCCTCGCGACCATGCACACGACCACGTGCTTCGACGAGCAGTTTTTCAGTTTCTTGCGCACTTAGTTTGATGCCATGGCTTTCCATCCATTGGCGAGCTTCAAAAGCAATGCGAGCATCGTTGCCATAAAGGCCAACCATGCGTTCAAACGTGGAAATAATTTCTTCAAACGACGGAAGACCATCTTTCCCTTCATGCCTATCTTTTGAAACAATGGAAGCAAGAATGATTTCATAATCTGCACCATCATCTAACCAATCAGCAAGGTCATAGCCTCCTTTTTGTGGCAGACTTTCCCATTCAAAATTATTCGGCTCGGCGTAGAGCCATTGCGCTCCAGGGTTGTCTGAAGCCACTTCCTTCATCAGGGCGATGCCAGGCTCATCGCGATCTGGGCAGAGAACTACTTTCTTGCCACGAAAGAGTTGCGAATAGTCGCCATTGGCACGGTATTGACCGCTGCCACCAAGGAACGTGATGGAGGGGATGCCGATTTCCCAGAGCCTGTCGCAGGTGAGTTCGCCTTCAACGATGAAGATGGGAAGGCCAGTGGTTTCTGATGCTTCAATGGCATCGTAATATCGATATGGAAGAATGTTCTTGCGCAGTTGATCGATGGCAGCTTTGCGTTTGCCGCTATCTTTAGGAACAGTTGGATAGTCCTGGCGAATATTTTTCTTGCCAGAAGAATCGTCCCGAATTACATTGATAACTTGTTCTTTGTCGCGGTTTTGATAGACAAAAACGTAAGAGCCAGCATCGCGTAGCGGGCGCTCCCAACGATCTAGGGGAGCGAGGATATTGCGGATTTCAGCGCGATGTTTCGGAGTGTCGTCATTGAAACAGTTATATGCGCCGTTTTTCTCGTTTACTGATAGATCGTTTCCGCCGCAGGCAGGGCAGATGTACTTACCAGGATGGTCGCTCGGCTCCAGCTTGGCGAGGTGATCGAGGATGGAAAAAGCCATGGGGGCAGCGGAGATCGCCTGGTTCTAGCAGTAAAACCGGGCTATGGCGACCCCTTAGTAGGCCTTAAGGGTTTCTTCGCTATTTGGGGTTGCCATCATGGCCAGTATGGCTATGCTGTCCATGTTCCCCGCCGCTCAAACCAATGGAGCTTTGGCTGGCTGCCATTATCGGCTTCAGCATCGGCTACCTCATCGGGCCTCTCTTTTATGACCATTGATCACGGCGAACCAAAGAAGAGTCGCCACTTCACCCTCACGGACACTGCCTACAGCCATCTGAAGGACATTGCCCATGAGGCGCGGCAAAGCTTAAGCGAAACCGTGGAACGCCTTGTCCGCTCTACGCCCATCTGGGAAGGTAGCGCCACTCTTTCAGATGGTGCGTTTTCCATGATTGAAGACTATTCCGCTTCCGACATCACCATTGAGGATTATGAAGGTTTCACAGCTTAAGCTTGCCTGCGAAGAATTTCTTCTTGAATTTCCCGACACTGAAGTGAAGATTCTCTGGGAAGAAGGCGTAATTTCAGAAAAATACGACCCTGAATACCTAGAAGATCCCACTGATGTGAGGGTGATAAATGACTGGCCGCTTCCTGGCGACAGCTTGATCACCAAGAGCGAAAATCCCTCCAAGATGTTTGTCATTATGTATGGCGAATACAATCCTTCGGGATTTGGCTACAAAGCAGTGGCGCATTTGGGATGATGGATTTTCCAAATCTCACCACTTCTGAGCTTTATGCTCGCATGAAGCAAATGGACCATGACGTGGTTCATTGTCTTGATTGCTTCCTTTCTGATACTGGCGTAGCCGTGCTTGGCCTAAATCTTTCGTTTGATGAAGAAAACGAAGAGTATCTTCTTGATTGGCACTTTGCCTTCCCTGAAGAATGAACCACACCATCCTCACCTACTCCCCGTCCGACTTTTCCAGCATGGAAGACTCCGCAAAACAAGCATTAATGGACCGTTACAACGGCGTTTTTGCGCCCTTGGAAATCAGTGCCGAAGCATTTAAAGCTGCTTATGACACTCCCGATATTGGCCCTCACATTGAAAAGGACTACAAGGGTCTTTCCTATCTGTCCTGGCCGTTTGCCTTCCGCTATCTGAAGGAGCATTTTCCGACGCTGTTCGTAGCGTTTGAAGAGAAGACCATTGGCTGGCCCGTGTTTGGTGAGCCTGGCGCTTTCATCCTTCGCCCCTATCTCACTGACGGCATCAAGCGCACTCCTGCGCTGGTCTTCCCAGTGATGGATAGGAAGCACAATTCCATTCAACAGCTCGATGGTCGTGCAATTAGCGACAACATCCAACGTGCGAGCGTCAAGGCCATCGCTACGTTCACGGGCCTTGGCCTTCGGCTCTATGCCGGAGAGGACATCCCCAAGGAAGAGGCGCCGAAGATCGCGCTGCAGCAAGACGCCCCAAAGCCTGCTCGTGCGGTCAAGAAGGCTGCGACGGCCACTACTGGTGGCACTTCTGATGCTGGAGCAGAGGGGCCTGCTACCACCGCCGATACAGGGACCATTGAGCCTTTCGACGCAAAAACTGCTCTTACAGCAGTGTGCAAAGCCAATCCCTTGAACTATGCCGACGAGAAAGCTTCTCTCGCTGCAGGTAAAGCTGCTCTTGAAAGTATTGGACTTGCTCGCGCCACGGAAGTTAAAACCTGGCAAGCCTTCGGAAACGTCGTCGCAGCCATGATGACCCTCTGGGCCAAGCAAGAGCAGATTGTCATCAGCAAGGCTGAAATGACCGAGGAAATCAATGCCGTTCGTAGCCTGCAGGATACAGAAGCAATGATTGAAGGCATGAAAGCTTTCGTCGCAAAAAAGCAATAGATCTAGCAGCGGCCCGCTTAGCGCGGGCCTTTGCTGGCGCTGTTTGCATTGATGATGACTTCCTTCCCATTGTTGAGCTTCCTCCCGAGCTATTTGGCCAATGATCCTCTTGGCTTGTTTCTTCTCGTTACTTTCACATGCTTGATCCTTGCTCTGTCAATTCTCGCCATCCTTTCATTGATAGTCCCATGAGCCGCTTCACTTTCCTGAATGAAGACGGAGAAACAAAAATCTCCCATTCTTTTCACAACATCTACGGTCCCGAAATTATGCACAATTTCAAGGACTTCCTGCTTGGCTGTGGCTTTCTTGAGAGCACGGTGATTGAGGCCATGCACGGAGTGATTGAAGAATACGAAAGCCTCCATCCTCGAAAGCGCGATGCGAAACCAGCGGTCTTTGATTGATGCTTGTCATGAAGCGTTCTGGAGCTTTCCTGAGGATACGCTTGGCAGCGACCGTCGCATCGCTGCGGTGCTTAAGGCTATTGCTGGCGCTCCTATTGCTGATCGAATTTTTCTTGCTCAAACTGCACACCGTATTCTCATGGCCGATATTGGCAAGTGCTCGGGCGATGGATGCCCTGTCAAGGAAGATTGCTGGCGTTATTTGGCGCCTGCTTCCGATTGGCAGAGCTATTTCGCTCCGCCTCCATTCACGGAGGAAGGCTGCGACTACTTCTGGGACGTGAACGAGAAATGATTAGCTTCTTCATTACTTCTCTTGTTATGGCGCAAGCCGTGCCCGTCCCACGTGTGGGTTCTTCATGCCCTCTTGGCTTTTATGTTTCCTCTGGTTACTGCGTGCCATCTGCTGGTAACAAAAACCAGTGGGCCATTCAGAAAGAAGGGCCGTCTTGCCCCTTTGGCTCTTATCCCTCTGGAAGCTATTGCGTCAAGTCTTATGGACGGTAATGGCTTGTTACGATCTGTGTCTTGCAGCCCTTCAAATGCCAGCGTTTCCTCGCTACGAACCCAACCGCCTCCAGATCAACAAGAAACGCTATTACGTCTTGCAAGATTTTCCCAATGTCCCAGGAGGGTATGTTTTGCCCTCTGTGACAACTATTGCGAGCGCGTGTTCTCCGCCTGGCAAGATTGCAGCGCTCATGAACTGGCGCAAGAAGGTGGGCGATGAAGAAGCTAATCGTCGCACTCGTAATGCTGTGGATCGAGGCAATTGGCTTCACGGTGTTCTAGAAGATTTTTGGAACGGTGAAGACATCCAAGAGCATTTGGACTCTCACGAAAACTACGTGCCTTATTTTGAAAGCATCGTTGGCTTTCTTGACCGCGTAGATAGTCCTTTGCTCGTTGAAAGTGCCATTGCTTGGTACGATCACGCGCAAGAAATTGGCTACTCAGGCACGTTTGATATGCTCGCCAAGATGAACAGCGGTGCCTATGCGCTGCTCGATTGGAAGACGAGCTACAAGGCCAAGCCTGATACACAGCTAGCCGACTACCGCATGCAGCTCGGAGCCTACGTACAGGCTATTGAGCAGATGTATGGCGTGGAAGTAAACGAGGCGCATTGTGCCATCGCCATTTACGATCCAGACACTGGAGAAGGACAGGAAGCGCAAATTGTGAGCCTCTCAGCCGCCGAGCTTGCCATGCAGGCAGGCATCATGGTGCAGAAGGTGCAGCAGTTCTTCTTTGAACACTACCCAGGCGGACGCCCCTTAATGATTTCTATGGACCGTGGGGCTTGACTCTTGGATCTGCCTGGCTAAGCTTTGTACGCCCTTACGGGGCCGACCACTCTCCTTCTGAGGACTACTAAATGCCCGCTGGCAACTCTCCCGCTTTCTCTGGCACTGTCGATCTTACCCCCGACATTCTCAACGCCATGAAGAAAGCTGGCACCAACCCCCAAGGAAACTACTCCCTGCGTTTTGCGCTTTGGGACAATGACAAGCGCGACAAGGACACTGCTCCTCATTTCAAGGGGCAAGTGACTGTCAACAAGCTTGACAACTCTCCTAAAGCCTATGCCTCGATGTGGGACAATGGCAACAAGAACAAGCAAGGCTTCTCTGACGATCCGTTTTGATCGCTTCTTAAAGCTTTTCTTTTCTTGAAAACGGGGCTCTTAAGAGCCCCTTTCTTTTTCCAAAGCCATGCTTCTTAATGACAAGGAAATCAGCATTCTTGCTGAAAATGATATTCTTTTTCCTTTTGTCGGGGAGAAAACCAGAGAACTTGACAATGGCACTAAAGCGCTCTCATACGGACTGAGCCATGCCGGATATGACCTTCGCCTTTCCCCGCAGGGCTTTATGGTCATCAACAACAACAATCCCGTAGAGGCCCTGGATGTAAAGGCCTTTAATAAGGAGCTGATGTATGAAGCTTCTCCCATTGAGGAGAATGGCTCTACGTTCTTTGTGCTGCCTCCGTTCTCCTACGCTCTTGGCGTAAGTGTGGAACTCATCACAATGCCGTCTAACATTATGGGCATATGCGATGGCAAGTCTACTTATGCACGGCAGGGCACCATCATTAACGTTACGCCAATTGAGCCTGGCTGGTCTGGCCACCTCACTATTTGTATTGTCAATCCCTTGGCTTTTCCAGTGCGTATCTATGCAAATGAGGGGATAGTACAAGTGATGTTTGCTCGTCTCTCAGAAGCCGTTAACCAAGGCTATGGTGACGGTAAATATCAAAATCAAGGCGCTAACGTAGCATTTGCTGCCGTCTGATTAGTGAGCGCTCTTGAAGACCAGTTCCTTGGACTGTGGCAAGCACATTTTCCCGATCTTCCATTGATCAGGGAATACAGCGACGTTTCCACTTGGGAGATGGATTTTCAAGAGCGCTACGCCAAGAGCAAGCGTTCCAAGCGCTATCGCGCAGATTTTGCGCATCTTCCTTCGCAAACGCTCATTGAAATTCAAGGGGGCACCTTCAATCGCGGAAGGCATGTAACTGGCTCAGGCTATGAGCGTGATGCCAGGAAGTTTAATCTTGCAATGATTGGTGGCTGGAAAGTGTTTCTTCTTACCACCCAAACGGCCAAGGAAACTTCTTGGCTTGAGCGGATTGCTGCTTCATTGCGAAGTGCGTGACGGCTTCAGCAGCTTCGCCAAGTAGCTCGTCTGCAGCTTCTAGATCATGCTGTTGCACTTGCATGGCTTGACGCAGCTCAAGGTTTTCCTTGACAAGCGCAGTCACTGCTTCTTGCATATTGCTCCATCCTTCCATCATTGTGCAAGCCACTTCCCGTAGCTTGTCAATGTCATTGCAATCAGCTAAAGCCTTTTTATTTGCAACCAGGGCAAAGTCCCTTTCCATGCTTCGCTCAAAAGGCCCCATGGCAGCAATGCAGTCCCGTCCGTTGTAGTTTAATCCTACTGGAATGGAAAACATCCTGGACATTGCTTCTCCGTCATTTCGTCTAGCCTAACCATGCGGCAGTTTGGCAAACGGTTTGTTTATACGGTGGACGATGGGAAGAATGCCGTAAAATGCGGGACGGGCTACCGTCCTTACAAACTCCCTCGCACGCCTCGCAACCATGAATGGCTTCCAGGACAGGATGTGGTGTACGTACAACGTACGGCAGCAGGATGGATGCCGTCCTCCATTGTTGGCACCATTGAAGGCTTTGATGAAAGCGGAAGATCTCGTAAAGCACAAGTACGGTGGCATTCAGCTACGGACATTGCTCCTACAATCAGTCTGCAACGACTACGGCCACTTTCGCTGATCACCAGTGCTTACCAAAACAACTGACGACTTGCTTAAAGACTTTTCAAAAATTGCGGGGGAAGTCCTTGCCATTTTTGGCGTTATGTGCGTGCGGGCCTGGCTTCTAAGTATCTGCGCTGGCTTGTTGTTTCCTGGCCTTTTGCTCGGATTTTGGCAGTGGTTTCTAGTGGCCTTAACCGTTCGTCTTCTTGTTGTTTCCACCAAAAGCTGAATGATGGCCAAAATTGATCCGCTGATGGATGGCATCAGCATGGTGCGTCTCATCGACTGGATGGGAAGCTCCCTCGATATCGTCTGCGATGCTCGCCAAAGCTTTGATCAGAGCAGCAGCGAATGGTCCGAGAAGGACCAGAAGCTTCTGAACTATCTCGTAAAGCACCAGCACACCAGTCCATTTCGTGGTGTGGTGACAAAATGGCAAGTGAAAGCTCCGCTGTATGTTTGTCGGCAATGGTGGAAGCATGTGATTGGTGGCACATTCGCCAATGACACACTGGGCTGGAACGAAAAAAGCTTTCGTTATTGCGAGGCCGATGATGACACGTGCTACATGCCGCGTGAGTTTCGCCAGCAAAGCGCCAGCAACAAGCAGGCCTCTAGTGGCCCTCTAGAAGCGCCGATGAACCAAGTGGCAATGCTTGAGTATGCCAAGGCCTTAGAGCAGAGCAAACAGGCTTACAAGGCGCTTCTGACGCTAGGTGTGAGCAAAGAGCAGGCGCGTGGCATTCTGCCCGTCAGCATGTACACCACTTTTACCTGGACCTGCAGCTTGCAATCCCTCCTGCATTTCATCTCCCTGCGGGACAAGGACGACAGTCAAGGCGAAATTCAGGCTTATGCTCAGGCCTTGAGCACGCTTGCTCGTCCATTGTTCAAGGAAGCTTTTGAAGCTTTTGACCTTCACCAATCCTCGTTCTAATCATGCACGATCCAGTTAATCACCCTCGCCACTACGCAAAGAATGGCGGCATTGAATGCATTGAGGCTATTGAAGCTTCAATGGACAAAGACGACTTTCGTGGTTTCCTGAAGGGTAATGTTATTAAATATATGTGGCGTTACGAAGATAAGAATGGCTTAGAAGATTTAAAGAAAGCTGGCTGGTATCTTGATCTTCTTATTTTTTCCATGGAGAACGAACCAGAACAGCATCCGCTAGAAGCCCTAGAAGATCCTTCTATGGAATGCAAAGATGGCGTTTGTCCCATCCCTGGCATTCGCTACGATCTTCCTGGCAGGCAAGTTATGTTTGAACCAGTTCAAGGCTAAGCCGCATTAGCGCAAAGGCCCCATAAGGGGCCTTTTTCATGCTCAATTTTCTCGTGAATGGGCAAAGCAAG